AAATCTTTTTTCATTCTACTACTCCAATCCCATGTGTTTTTTCAATAATCCTAACTAACTCTATAATAGTGCATTGTTTTTCAGGCAAATCTATAGCGTTTATTTCTTCATCACTCAAAGGTACACGTTGTGGTGGTTCTAGGTAGACAGGAGCAACATCCGTAACGTTATGCCATGTGATATAGGGCTTATCAAAGCTAAACGCTGTTTGAATATCTCCATAACAATCTTGCTGCTTGTATAGATAACCAACTGGTAAAACCTCTTGATTAAGCATAGCGGATTGTTTTTCGTTCCATTCAATCAATTTTTTTATAAAACATTCCTCGTGCGGCTCAGTACATTCACCAATGTCATCATGAAAATTTTGTATTTCTTCTAGTTGTTTTTGTGTTAGTAAGCTCATTCTACCACTCCCGTTGCGCTGTCATTGCAGACCGCCATAATCACCCGTGCTGGGCGTTTTGACATCTGGTAAGCACCAACAGCAAGATTCCATTCTTCTTTGGCGTTAGCGCATGATTGGCGCGTGTCATAAGGTATTGCCGTTGTTGTGTAGGCAATGCGCTCAACCTGTGTTGTTCTGCCGCGCTTGTCGATGTTTGTGTCTACTGTCAAAAATGACAGCGTTAATGCTAGTGTTGCGCTCATAAAACCGCCTTTAATTTTAATAATTCGCGTTTAATTGTGTAAAGCTCAGTTGTTGCTTTATTGCTTTTAGTCCAAAAATAAACAGCGGTTAAAATAAACACGGCATAAGCAATGCCTGTTTCGTCTAGCATCTTTAAAAATTCAATCATAAATCACCTTTGTATTAAAAAAAGCCACTTGTCTTAGCGGCAGAGGTAGGAGTTGTTTGTTATTGCATTAATGCCGCGTAATCGTGATCGCTTTTAAAATCGTTTAAGTAAATTTCATCAACGCCTTTTTCAGCGTCTTTGTAAATATTAATGTCGTTGTCGTTAACGTGTTCATAAACAATTTCTTTTAATTTTTCTGAACCAATCATTTCTTCGCCTTCTTCATCGGTAAATGAAATGTCGTCAACTAAACACTCACGATCATCTTCAATGTCGTGGTGAAAAGTAGCTTCAATTCTTTTTCCGCTAAGCATTGCTGTAGCCACAACGCCTATTTCATAGCCATCGTTTGTCATAATATCAAAGTAAATTATTGTTTCCATTATCTCACCCCATATTGATTATCAATCAATTCAAATTCTTCTTCAGTAACAAAACCAAAAACTTCTTTATTGCTTACAATGTGCGGAAGCATTGAATAAAAATCAGAAAAACCATAAACCGTATTTTTGTCATCAGGCGATAAATCTGCTGTTTGTATGCCGTCTGCTGTATTTGCTTTAAGTAAAATCATCTCGTTCTCCTAATGCGCGGCTTGCACCGCGCTTTGTTGTTATTAAATTACCGAATAATGCACTGGGCGTTCATATCTGCCGTTACTGTTTCTGTAAACACTTATTAAACGCTCGCCTGTGTTTACTTGTACCGTTTCACCGTAGTTGATGTTTGTTCCAGTAGTCCACTGGTCAACTAATCCTTCAGATTCTAATGCTTGATTTAATGTATCAAAGTAGTTTTTCATTTTTAAGCTCCTAAATTATTTTATTATTGTTTCGCCTTCTTGAAAGCGTGGTTATATATTAAACCTTCTATTTTAAAAAGTAAACATATTTTTTTACATTTTAAACAATAGAATCTAAAAAAGCCTGATAAGCCGCTTCATAACCCAGCGCAACGCAAACAAATGCGCCTGCATCATGTGCGGCTTTTAAATACTCAAGCTGCCCATCCTGCCATTTTGACTTGGTGTGATCTTGCCGCTTCAGCTCGCAAACAAACGATCTGCCCATTGGAATAAGAATGTCGGGCGCACCTTTCGTCATGCCTTCGCTTTTTTGCCGTGCTACTTGTTGCCAGTTGCGCTTTCCTTCGTTTCTGATATGTGTGGCAATCTTTCCATAAGTCGTCGGGTATTCGCGTCTTATACGCGCAAAAAACGTCACTGCTTCAAGTGTTTCACTGGGGCAATCGCCACGAAAACCAACATCGCCATAAACTTTAAGCCACTGGGGGAATTTCATCGTTTCTAAATCTCATGTTGTAATTATGAACCTTGTAAAAATCACCTTCTTTTTGATAAGTAACAGTTTCAGGCGGTTTTGTTCCGTTTATCGTAACAGTCATAAAACTGTTGTAGTCGCGCGGAATTTTTGGCGTAAAAAACACGGTAAACGTTCGCCACGCTGTTGTAAATTCAACTCGCAAACACTCGTTACCTGCTTTGCTAATGGTTGGCTTAACTTTCATATCAAGCACTTCATCGGTCTGTGATTGATATGGATCTGATTTTCGCTCGCGGTATTGCCTAACCAATTTTTCGTTAGGGTCAATTAGTTCTTCTTTGCACCCGCCACAATAACGCGCTGCAACATCGTTTTCATGCCCGCACTCGTGGCATGGCTTAAAACTCCATTTGTAATTGCATAATTCAGACTGACATGAACGGCTATGATGCGCAGGAAAAAAACCGTGTTCAGTTACAATTCTATTTCCTTGCAAGTCTACAAAATAGCCATTGTCATCAATGCCAAAACCCGCGTCATTGTCACGCGGTTTGGTTTCATTCAATAAACCGCACTCAGGACAACGCGCAATCAGATACTCACCGTTAAATTCCAAGCTGTTACTGGTTTTAATGTCTGGATTAAAAACATCACCATCGGGGCAATGTCGCTCGATGTTCTCAGCATAATCTAAGACTAAGCAATCTTGCTTTTCATCGCTTAGACGCAATCCACGCCCAATTATTTGCTGTAATAATGCGGCTGACTCGGTAGCGCGTAAAATTGCAACCACGTCACAATGAGGTGCATCAAATCCAGTCGTTAAAACCGCCACATTTACTAAATATTTTAAAATCTGCGCTTTGAATTTAAGCAGGATTATTTCACGCTCTCGAGCTGGTGTGCCGCCTGTGACAATAGCCGATAATTCTGGCGGTAAAGATTCCATGATCTCGCCCGCGTGCTGAATCGTAGCCGCAAAAAATAACACGCCTTTACGATCTCGCGATTGCTCGATAACATCCGCGACAATCTCAGCAGTTAACCTGCCTTTGCCGTGATACGCCTTGTCAATATCATCTTTGCTAAAATTACCCATTGCATTAGTTTGCATGTTTAGCGTTTCATAATGCTGGCTATTGATTGCACCAACAATAGGTTGGCACAAATAACCTTGCTGGATTAACTCACGCGCAGTGATCTTGTAAATCAATCTATCAAAATACGAGTCGCGTGTTTTGCTTTCGTGCAACGCCACACCACGCAAATCGTGTTTAAAAATGTAACCCGTTGACATGCGGTAAGGTGTAGCTGATAACCCAATAATGCGCAGGTTTTCATTAAATACCTGTAGCTGGTCAATAATATGAATGACGGTTGGCGTTATCTTGTGGCACTCGTCAATAATCACTGCACAGAATTGACTGCCAAACCGATCAATCTGGTTTTTGATGCTGACAGGCGTTCCAACCACTAACGGATTAGCAAGGCAAGTTTCACCAACGCTTGCACTAAACAATGAAACCGCATTGCCTGTGGCAATAATCTTATCGGCATTTTGCTCCAGCAATTCTTTGCTAGGTACAATACATAAAACGTGTTTGCCTTTGCTTACTTTGTTTAAAGAGTTGGCTATCTCAGCAACGATGATTGATTTACCTGCACCTGTGGGCAATTCAAGAACGCATGGCGCGGTATTCTTGCGAACCCACGCAATGCAGTCATCATGCGCCTGTTGTTGGTATGGACGCATTCTCATAATTAAAAAATACTTATTTGACTTTTTTCTGAAATTGCTGATTTTAAATTTTTCTTAGCCATTTCAAAATATGACTCTTTTAATTCAAAACCAATCCCAAATCGTTCCATTTTTACTGCTTGATATACTTCACTACCAATGCCCATGAAAGGCGTTAGAACAGTATCGCCTTTGTTTGAATAAAGTAAAATCAATCTTTCAATGGTTTCTAATTGAAGTGGACAAATATGCTTTTCATCATTATCTTCTCTAGCGTTTCTAAATCCTTGTAGTGTTTTCCCATAGTTAATGTCGTTCCAAACTGGTGATGCTATCTTTTGCCACATATCAACAGATATATCGGTATTGGCTACAGGATCAAATCTTTCACCATCTTTTCTAAACACCATCACATAATCGGGAATACCCACTCTTGACATGGTAGAATCTTTTTTAACTTGTTTATGAAGTAATCCAAGAGCCTTAGTTCTTTGCATTTCGACAACAGGATCTTTCCATATGGTAATTCGAGAATGATAAATAAAACCGCATTCTTCAAAAACTTTTAGAATCATGCCGCTAAAATCTCTTAAGCCGATAAATCCCTCTTTGCCTTTTTGAATTGGCAAATCCATACAATGCACAGCCACATTCCTGCCAGATTTCATAACGCGATATAATTCATTTACCAAAAATGAAAACTGCATTAAAAATTCTTTGTAGTCTTTTGAATTTCCCATATCCTCGACATGATTTGAATATGTGTAAAGCTCGGCAAATGGTGGGCTAAAAACAGTTAACCCAACAGATTCATCATCAATATTTTTTATCAATTGAACACAATCACCACGCTGAATATTATAGTATTTGTTATTATCTGGGGTTGTATCAAATAAATCCGTTGATATTTGGCTATCATTTACGATATTAGTCATTGTAATTCTCATCTGCTCTTGCATTTTTTCAAATTGTTGTTGTTTTGTTTTTATTGCATCAGATACGTTTTTCATTGAATCTGTAGTAATTAAATGAATGTTGACGTTGTTTTTTTGACCAAAACGATATGATCTACGAATTGACTGATATAAACCCTCAAAGCTAAAATCAAGTGATGCAAATATCTGATTGTGGCAATTTTGATAATTCAAACCGAACTGCGCTATTTTGGTTTTAGTGATTAACACTCTAAAATCACCATTTGCAAATCCCAATAGATTTTTTTCTTTGCTTTCTGGCGAATCACTGCCTTTCACTTCTACAGCGTCATTGATTAGTTTGCGTAATACTTCGCCTTCTTCATTTTGTTTTATCCAAACAATAAACGATTTATCACTTGAATTAACTAAATCTGCAACTTTAGACAATCTATCATTCATAGTTAATCGCAGATTTTGATTAAAATTCATTGCATTTGTTAAATCATCATTAAAAATTCTGCCGTTTTGTTGTTTTTCCGTAACGATTTCATGCTCAATCAAATTTAAATCCGGCAAAATGTAATCGTTAGAATCAAAACCAATATCATGCGGTTTTGATAGCATCACTGAAAATGACCCTATAAACTGATAAAAAATATCATTAGCGTGTCCTTTTAATCTCCATTTGGCAGTTTCACCGCCATCATGAATAAAATACATTGCAAGCATTTCGTTTCGTGTCATTACATCTAAAAACTCAGCATGGTTTCCTATCTCCATTGGATCATTTGGTGATGGTGTGGCAGTACAAGCCAATTTGTATGGTGTTTCTTTAAACTTATCAATAATCAATTGTTTTGTTTTACCATCAAAATTTTTCAAAATTGATGATTCGTCTAAAACAACACCACAAAATTGATCTGTTTCAATATCACCTAATTTTTCATAATTGATAATTTGAATCTTTGATGATGTGCCATATTTATTAACATCAATATCAAATTTTTTACCTTCTGCTATTGTCTGACCGCTAACAGCTAATGGCGCAAGAATCAAAACAGGTTTTTTTTCGTATTTGCTAATTTCATGCGCCCATGATAATTGCATAAGCGTCTTACCAAGTCCGCAATCAGCAAATATGGCATATTTGCCATTTTTAATAGCGCGTTTAACAATGAATTTTTGAAAATCGAAAAGATTGCTATTTAGTTTTGTTTCACAAATATCAAAACCGCTATTAATTTTTTTTGTTGTTTTATTTTTTAAAAAATCTTTGTAATCTTTCATGACAACCTCCAATACTCGCTAGCTTCACCCATGTATGGCGTTAAATCTGCGTTAGGTAGCAATTCTTTGACGGCTTTGGCGTAACTCACCGCGCCTTTTTTGACTACTTTGGTTAATTTATGCCCGTTGATATCGCTGTCTTGTTCGTTGCAATCTCTCACAATATGCTCAAGCACACCCTTTTTAATGGCTTCAAGTTCTGCGATCTGCGCAGACAATTCAAAATAATACTCCACGCGGTACGCTGTCGAGTTTGCGTTATTGGTGGCGCGTTTATCCTGCAAATACTTTTCTGGTTTATCACGCTCAATCAAATACTCGTCATGGAAACTTTTTAGAATTGGCAGGTGTTTGTTTATCCACTCGCGATCATAATCAATGGTTTCTATTTGGTCGCCATTTGGACTCCATTGATAAAAATCACACGCGCTCATGTGCGTCACAAATAATTGCACTTGAATCTGCGCATAATAATGCGGCTGCTGTGCTAATAATTTAAACACAGGTGGATTTTTATCACGTTGACCGTATGGGCATTTAATCTCAATTAGTTTATCAAAACCAACAAATCCATCTGGTGAAGCACCTAGCCAATTTTCATAAGTATAAAATCCACATTTTTCTACCATAACACCAGTTTTTAACTGGTAATCCATCTTTGCCAAATCTTCGTGGAACGTGCCATATTCTGTGGCTTGATTGCCTTTAAATTCACGTTCTGCGCTGTGATATTCACGCACCATGTTGCGCATCACATCTTCACGTTTCATAAATGGGGATAATCCAAGTATTGCGCCAACGCTTGAGCCTGTAACGCGATATTTTCGTTGTGCAAACCATTCTGGTGTTCTTTGTTCTATCATTTTACTCACCTTTATTTGCTGCACGTCCATGTGCGTTTGTTTAGTTAATTATCAGAAAGGAACATCGAAATTATCATCAGCAATTTCTGGCGTTGCTTTAATTGCTTGCACAGGTTCTTCAACACTGCGAGGTGATACTGCTGCAACCCAGTTGCCTGTTTTGTCGTTTATCTCCCAAATCATGACTTTAATTAACATAGGTTTTTGCATAAGGTGTAAAAGCGTTTCATTGGTTGGGGCAGAATCAGACTTGGATAATTTGCCGCCCGCGTTTTTATCAATAGCCGCTAACATATTCAAAGCCTTGTCGCGTTTCTTTGTTTCTGCATCAAAAATGCGCACCTTTTGAAACACTTTGCGGTTTTTATAAGCGTCTGGTTTGTTTACTGTCCACGCCAAATTAATATATTCATCGCCTTGATATTCCGCAATGTTAGCTTCAGTAATCATGGCTAAGCAGGTCGTGTTTTCTGGTATCAACGCGATACCACCGCCCGATTCAAATTTACCCGTTGTGTCTGTTGCGCTTTTACCTTCGCTTGTTTGCCAAAAACTCATAATTATTCTCCTAAAAATTTTAATAATGGATTGATTCCGTGTTGGATAAAAATATCGTCAGTTAATCCCATGCGGTTTTTACTAACGCTTGACGCTTCACTTGTGCATTGAATAATCCGCTCACCCGTGCTTTTTGCTTTTGATTTCTTTTGCTCATCTTTCATCACAAAAGTTTCTAGGCGCATAAAACCTACAAAATCTGCATCATCAATGTAATGGCTTTGTGATTTCTTTTCCATTTTTAAGCCATACTGTTGATAAGCATCACTGTCTGGCAAATCAATTGTGTTTAATTCTGCGTGGCTTAAAAAAACAATGTTCATGTCTTTTTTATCCACTAAAATCTGACACGCTTTGCGCACTCTACCGTGCATAGATGATAATGCCTGATAACCAGCACCATACCCACCCATTGCAAGTGCTAAGGCTTTTGCGCTGGCGTTGCCTTTGGTTATTTCGTCAGTAAACAGACGATCTAATTTACTGATTGAATCAATCACCAATGTTTTGTACTGGTGATCTTCATTAATTAAAGTTAACAGTTGATTATAAATATCGTCGCTGCTTGTAAGCAATGGGAAGGCGTCAGGCATTGCACTGGAAGGAACAGAAGATAAACCATCTTCAGCTCTGATAAAAATAGGCGCGGGAAATGTGCTGGCTAGGCTGGTTTTGCCAATACCTGCGCCACCGTAAATGGTGAACAATCGGTATTTATTAACGGGTTTGCTAATCGTGCTTAAAAGGCTCATGCTACACCTCCAGCATAAACAGCAGATTGAAAATAAGAGCGTGCAACTTCATTTACTAAATAAGTGTTAGTAAATGATTGGAATTTTTTTGTTGCGTGTTGGGCATAAGCTAAAGATAATTCTGTGCGGGTGCTTTCGTCAGAATCAATAAAAGAATCAACCATGTTGTCTTGGCTAATTGAATTTACAACTGATTGTGCAAACATTAAAACATCGGCTGGGTGTACGCCCATTGATGTTGCCAAATTAATAACGTCTTGAGAGTATTTCATTGTGTTGCTCCGCATTGGGATTAAAAAAAATAATTTGTTACTACGGGTACTATATTACTAAAAATAGTTTATAATGTAAACATATTTTTTTAAATCTTAAAATACAACAAGGAAAGCACACAATGACAGCAGAACAAATCAAAGAAAAACTCCGTTTAATGAATATCAGCAAAGTATCGGAGGAATCGGGCGTGTCGCGCAATATGCTGCATCGATTTTTGCACGACCAGTTTAAAAAAGAAAAAACACCTTATGAAAAAACCGTTGAACGCTTAGCGCAATATTTGGAAAATTTATGAATGATCTATTAAATGCAATACGCGCTTCAGGCATAAATCCGCCAACGCATATAAATCAGCACGGCATTACGCGTTTTGCCACTACAGGCAAAGAGAAATCTGGCTGGGTATCATTATTTATAGACGGCAAAGGCGCATGTTATGGTGACTGGAAATCGGGCGAGCAACACGTTTGGTTTGCTGATGGCTTTAGAAGTAGCGAAAACGATTACGAACGCGAACAAGCTATTGAGAAAGCCAAAGAAGAACGGGATTTTGCTTACAGCAACGCAGCGTTTAACGCTCAGGAGCTGTATGCAAAACTCCCACACGCTTTAGATCACGATTATTTGACGCGCAAAAATGTCAAATCACACGCAGCACTGCGCATTTATGACGGCAAACTCGTTATTCCTGTTTATGGCGTGGGTGGTGAAATCCAGTCGCTTCAATATATTTCCACAGACGGCACAAAACGATTTTACACGGGCGGTAAAATGCAGGGCGGTTACTTCACTATTGGTGAGCCGTCCGACATGGTAATCATTGCCGAAGGATTTGCCACCGCCATGACAATCCACGAAGCCACAGCACAATGTGTTGTGGTTGCGTTTAACGCTGGGAATTTAAAGCCAGTGTGCGACATGGTGCGCAGTCAGTACAAAGGCAGGGTGATTATATGCGCGGATAATGACGCAAGCGGTGTAGGTATCGAGAAAGCCAATAAATGCGGGGTAGAAGTTATCCACTCGCCTATTGTTGGTGAAGATTTTAACGACATGGCAAAACGCGCAGGCATATCGGCCGTTGCGGATTTTATTATTGGGCAAAAGCAAAACCTGTTTGTTTCAGTCCATGATTTGATGGCAAACACCACACGCGCTGATTGGGTAATTAAAAACCTACTTGAGCGCGGCTCAAACACGTTACTTTTTGGTGAATCTGGGGCGTGTAAATCGCTGATTGCGATGGACTGGGCGTTTTGTATTGGCAATGGGATTCCGTGGCACGGTCACAAAACTAAAAAAGGCACGGTGGTGGTTATTGCTGGGGAAGGGCATCGAGGGCTTGCAATGAGAATGCAAGCACTCAAACAAAAATATAATATGAACCCTGACAACATTTATTTTAGCACAAAAAGCGTTAATTTGCTTGATACAGACGCGGTAATGCGTGTAGCCAATATCTTAGATGGGTTAGACTTAGACGAGCCACCATGCGCCATTTTTATCGACACAATGCACAGAAATATGCACGGTGATGAGAATAGCAGCGAGGATATGGCGATATTCTTGGCTAACATGGAATTATTGGCTAAGAAATATAATGCAGCTATTTCACCAGTGCATCACAGCGGTCATGGTGATAAAGGTCGGGCGCGTGGAAGCAGTGCTATTAAAGCAGGCATGGACGCAGAATTTTGCATGACAAAGAAATCAAAGATGGAAGTCACGCTGTCATGTACCAAATCAAAAGATTTTAGTGCAGGCAATAATATGGATTTTAGAATAAAAGTGGTTGATCTTGAGGGCGATTGTTTTTATGACGATGACGAAGGAAAACAGATTGAGGGCGTTTATTTGGAATATGTTGGCGTTGGTGAGGAGAAAAAAGAGTTATCCGACAAAACAAAAAAGACGCTTGACGGGTTAAAAATGGCAGTTGAAAAAACAAAAGTAGATGGGAAAAAGTATACATTGGAAGAAAAAGATCATTTTGTGGTGACGCTTGAACAATGGAAGCCATTTGCATTTGAATGCTATGCTGTAAAAAACACAGGACGACACGCAGGTTGGTTTAGGGAAGGAGTAAAAACACTTATAGAACAAGGTCTTGTTGAAAATAATGGGCAATGGTATTGGGAGAAAATATAGTATACATACATATACATTTGTATACTTTTGTATATTGTATAGGTCTGGCCAAAAAGTATACATACATATACACCTCTCTTTAAAGAGGTGTATATATGTATAGTGGCTTGTATATTTAACTGTATGTTTAATTTTTTAAAAATAAAATTACTATTTTTTACTTTTTAGAATATAATCTTTTTAACCAACTAACTCAGAAATCACTTTATGGCGATTTATCAATAACTGGGTTGGTTGGTTTAACTATGAAGAATTAAACCCTAACGCGTGTCCTCTCGCACGAAAAAAAGACGGGAGCAGTTTTACCGCAGCATTTCTGATAATTTTGCACTGCGGGGTTATGGTTTAATTACTTGATGGTTAACTTAACAGAGAATATTAATGGAAATCACACAACGTAAAACTGCGGATTTAATACCGTATGTGGTATAATTACTTATGGTCGCAAGCCATTAAAAGTATAGATTAAACAAAAGCCAATTCCTACATCATGAGCCAATCTATATGCTCACTTGCGATGATGTTAGAAGCGGCTTTTTTTTATTAGGTGTAAAAATGAAACATCAATTATTTTTAAAAGAATATTTAAAAAACGAAAGCGCAAGCGAAGCAATATTTAACTCTTATGGCTATGAATCTAAAATAGGAACAGCGTATTATGTTTATGCGCTTGTTGCAGATGATACTGATGAAATAATTTATATTGGCAAAGGAAAAGGCAATAGAGTTTATTCTCATGTAAAAGCATCTAAAAATGGAAGAATAGACAACGTGCCAAAACACAAGGCAATCCAAGAAATATTAAAGCGCGGCTCAAAAATTCGTGAGTTAATAATTGAAAACAATTTAACAGAAATAAATGCTTTAAAAATTGAAAAATATTTTATTATTAATTTAAAAGATAAATTAACCAACATTGCTAATGGTTCTCAACATAATTTAGATAAATGTATTGAAAGAGCAAAACATTATGTTTCCAAATTAAAACCTATTGATGTATGGTTAAAAACAATGCCAAATAAATTCTGGGTAGAAATTTGCAAAGAAGATGAACGCATAGCAAAACAAATTTATAACGAAACTTTAGAATTTTGGAATATGATAATTAACGATAAATTAACAAATCCCGTAAAATAGGGGGAAATATGGAAAAAAAGGCAGGAAATAGGGGACTAGGACGTCCCAAAGGTATGCCTAACAAAGTTACCAAAGAATTAAAAGAGATGATTCTAGGGGCATTAGATGATGTTGGAGGGCAGGCTTATTTAGCAAGGCAAGCTGATGAAAACCCAACGGCATTTTTAACGTTGGTTGGTAAAGTGTTGCCAATGACGGTTAACACTAATCTGCAAGATACAACGCCTATAAAAATTCACATCATTAAAGCCGAAGAAATGGAGCTTTAATGCCAGATATACCTTTAACGCTACCGCAAAGACAATTTGTGTTTTCAGAAGAACCTTATCCAGCTATTGTTGGTGGATTGGGTAGCGGAAAAACACGAGCAGGAACAATGCGGGCGGTGTTATTACTTCTTCAAAATAAAGGCGTAAACGTTGGTATATTTTTACCAACTTATGATTTATTACGATTAAGAGCGATGCCCGGAGTTGAAGAAGATTTAGCAATGATGGGTTTAAAATTCCATGTCAATAAATCAGAATTTAAAATTGATGTCGCTGGCTATGGTTTTATTATTTTTCGTAGTTATGATAATCCATCTAAAATTGTATCTTTTGAAGTCGCTCACTCAATAGTTGATGAAATTGATACATTGCCAATGGATAAAGCGGCTTTAGTATGGCGAAAAATTACAGAAAGAACACGGCAAAAGTTTGACGGTAAAAATACTATTGGCGTGGTGACAACACCTGATAATGGAATCAATGGGTTTGTTTATCATAAATGGGTAAAACTACAGCAAAAAGGCTATGTTTTATACAAGGCAAGCACCTATAGCAACCCTTTTTTACCTAAAGATTATGCAGAGCAAATTTTAGCTAACTACGACCCAATATTAGCCGAACTTTATTTGCTTGGTGATTTTGTATCACTAAACAAAAACAAGGTTTATCATTTCTTTGATCGTAAACGACATCACACACAGCGAGAACTAAATGAACGCGATACATTCATTCATGTTTCAATTGATTTCAATATTGGTGGTTGTTGTGCTGTTACTTTTGTCATTGATAATAATATTCCTATCGCTGTTGACGAGTTTGTTTCACACGATACGCAAGACTTTATTAATAATTTAACGCGTTATGGTGATAGAAAAATAATCGTTTATCCTGACGCAAGCGGCAAAGCAGGAAAAACAAATTCAAGCCAATCTGATATTGGCATGATTAGACAAGCAGGTTATCAACTGCAATATAATCCAGCTAATCCAGCAGTACGGGATAGAATTAACGCTTATAATGGATTGCTTTCACACCATAAGTTATTTATTAACACAGATAAATGCCCAAACTTAACCAATGCGCTTGAAACTCAAGGCTATGATGATAAATTAGAGCCAGAAAAGTTTACAGCTCACCCAGCCATTGATGATTGGGTTGATAGCAGTGGATATTTTATTGCGTTCAAATATCCGGTACTGCACAATAGGCCTAATTTAGCTACAATTACAGGAATATAAAAATGGCAGTCGATACAAAACATTCTGAATATTTAGAATATAAAAACCAATGGGATAGATGCGAACACGCGTCAGAAGGGCAAGACGAGATCCACGAATATGGTATTAAATACCTGCCGCGTTTAAGCGGTCAAACTGACGCAGAATATTACGCTTACAAACAACGCGCGTTATATTACAACGCAAGTGCTAGAACGATTGACGGCTTAACGGGAATGCTATTCCTAAAACCCGAAGTCATCACAGCACCTGCAGCAATGGATAATATTATTGCAGACGTGACAATGGGCGGGTTATCGTTGCATCAATTTGCTGAGGTAATATCTGAAGAAGTTATTACTATCGGACGTTGTGCCGTGCTTGTCGATTTTCCACCTATTGTTAACGCGGTAACACTTGCACAAGCTCAGGCACAAGGCGCAAGACCTTACGCAACCATGTACGATGCTGAATCAATCATTAACTGGAAAACGGGGCGCATTAACAACGTTGAACAGTTAACACTTGTTGTGCTTGAAGAAGAAAACGAGATCGCAGTTGATGAGTTTGAATCTAAATGCGAACCACAATGGCGCGTTCTTGATTTGATTGAAGGCTTTTATCGTCAACGTGTTTTCAGAAAAGACAAACGCGGTGAGTTTGTTTTAGTGGATGAAATTTACCCACAAATAAACGGTAAAGCATTAAACAAAATACCGTTTGAGTTTTTTGGCGTGCGTGACAATTCACCCTGCGTGGATAAACCACCATTGCTTGACCTTGTCGATGTCAATTTATCGCATTACAGAACCACAGCCGATTATGAACACGGTTTGCACTTTACTGGACTCCCAACACCAGTAGTCACTGGCTATTATTCAGACGATAAAAGCGCGTCATTGCGTATCGGTAGTGGCACGGCATGGCTATTGCCGGATCCGCAATCAAAAGCATTTTATCTTGAATTTACAGGTCAAGGCTTAGGCGAATTGCGTGAAGCATTGCGATCAAAAGAGGCAATGATGGCAACGCTTGGGGCGCGAATCTTAGCACCTGAAAAACGCGCAGCAGAATCAGCACAAACGGCTAATATTCACAGATCAAGTGAAAACAGTGTACTTGCTTCAATTTCACAATCAATCAGTATCGGATTAACGCACGTCATGGAGTATTTGCGCGATTGGTCAGGCGTGAATGGTGATGTTAAAATTGAGTTAAACCGTGATTTTATTCCAAACTCAATGACAGCTCAGGACTTGGATAGTTTGGTTAAGGCTTGGCAAAGCGGATCAATCTCGCATCAAACTTTATTCGACAATCTTGTCGCTGGTGACATTATCATGCAGGACGTATCGTTTGACGATGAGATGGAGCGCATTGCAGTTATGCCTGCAACTGGTGGGATGTTGTAATGGAAGAATCAGCTAACACGCAACTGCGCGATAAAACGATTGCACATGAAATTTATTTGCAGCGATATTATTCATCAACAAGTAAAAAGGTCATGGACTTGTTGCGTGTTGTTGAAAAAGATTTAGTAAAACAATTAAAAACGCTCGACCTTGATAATCAAATGACAATCCCGCAGATTGACGCGCGGTTAGAATCAGTGCGGGCGATTTTAAATGAAGGTTATGATTTAGCTGGTAAAGAGTTAATCAGTAACATGAAAGACGCAGCAGAGTATGAGCAAGAATGGCAAATTAAAGCCATTGATGATTCAACGCCTGTTGTGCTTGATATGGTAGCGGTTGCACCTGTGACGCTATTTGCTGCAGTTGAATCAAAACCGCTACAGGGTAAAATTATCAAAGAATGGATTGATAAACTTGACGCAGATAGCTACGCAAGAATTCAAGACGCGGTGCGCATAGGCTTGGTTGAAGGGCAATCTTACAGTGACGTGGTTAAACGTATCACCGGCACAAAAGCACTCCAATACACTGATGGTGTAATAGCATTAAACGCACGTCAAACGCAGGCATTAGTATCAACTGCAATGGCACACGCTACTAATACCGCGCGTGATGAGTTTTATCAAAACAATAATGATTTGTTTAGTGGGTTGCAGTGGGTAAGCACACTCGATGGTCGGACTACTTCAATATGCCAAGCGCGTGACGGTAAAGTCTATCCGCTTGATAGTGGCGTTAGACCTCCTGCGCATTTTAGATGCAGATCGGCAATGGTCAGCGTTTTAAAATCATGGCAAGCGTTAGGGATTAAAAACCCTGATGGTCGCACACGCGCATCGATGGATGGGCAAGTTGCGCAAACCGAAACTTATCAAACGTGGCTAAAGAAAAAACCAGAGGCGTTTCAAGATGAAGTGCTAGGCAAAGCACGAGCGCAATTATTTCGTGATGGAACGCCATTAGATAGGTTTGTTGATGCAAGCGGTCATACTTACACACTTGATGAATTAAAAAATAAAGAAAATTGAATTTTTATTGTTTATACTGTATAAATGCGACAAACACTCGCCATGTGTTTACTCTCGTGTCGTTGGTGTTACACATTTCATCAGCGGCACACCCTAATTTGTAAGGAAATATTTATGTCATTTTTTGATAATATTGTTCATAAGGTTTCAGACGGTGCTAAAAAAGCAGTCGATGAAGCAACAGGTGCAGTTGATGATATTTCACACGGTGACATTATCGGTGCGGCAGAACACGTTGAAAATATCCGTGAAATCCCACAAGATACAGCGATTGAAATTATTAAAGACGCAATTTAGATTTTATTAACGATGGCAGAGCCGTCAACCACAACCCAGAGGGTTATATGTCAGAAGAATTAAGTATTGCAGAGCAAATTAAAGCCGCAGTTGATGAAGCAACAAGCGGACTTGCAAAGAAAAACGGTGAACTTTTAGCAGAGCTGAAAGAGGCACGAAAAGGAAAGCAAATAGATCCAGCGGAATTGGATAAACTACAAAATAAAATTGATGAGTTAGAAAACAATCTAAC